GAATATGTTTATTGATCCAAAATGCAAAAATGTCATTAACAGTTTAGAACGCATGGTATACAAACCAGGGACTTCAATTGTGGAAAAAGACGGAGTGCATGATCACATGGCTGACGCTGTTGGCTATCTAGTTGATTATTTGTATCCGTTAAGAACAGATCATGGCGATACTACACCACAAAGATGGGCATTTTCTGGAAACAATAACAACGCAAGGAGATGGAACTAATGCCCGTAATTAGAGATAGAGTAATTAAAGGTGACAGCGTATTTGCTGTTGATTATATAACAGAATCACATGATGCTTACAAGTATTATATTAATAGATGGAATTTTTTAGGTGATAGTTTTAATGGTGGCTATGACTTTTATGCTGGCCGTTACTTAGAGCCGTATTATTATGAATCAAAAGACGATTATGAAAAACGTCTAAGACAAATTGCGTTAGATAACCATGTTAAAAGTGTTGTTGGCATTTACAACAGTTTCCTATTTAGAAAAGAAATCAAACGTGACTTTGGATCAATTGAAACTGATCCAGGCCTAGCTCCATTCTTGCAAGATGCAGATTTAGATGGTAGATCATTCCAAGCATTTATTAGAGAAATGAGTGCTCATACAATGGTTTATGGTAATGTTTGGATTATTGTAGACAAGCCTAATTCAGATGCTAACACAAGAGCAGATGAATTGAATCAAGGCATACGTCCTTATGTTTCAATGTTTACTCCAGACAATGTTTTAGATTGGACTTACGAGCGTCAAGCAAGTGGTCTATATGAATTAACATATCTAAAAGTAAAAGAAGAAGTTGTTCAAAACAAACAATACATTAGAGAATATACCAAAGAAGAAGTCAATGTTTATTTGATTGATGGCAATGATAAAACAGGGTCATTACATGAAACAATACCAAACGCACTAGGTAAGATTCCTGCGGTATGTGTATATGCACAAAGATCAAATGTTAGAGGTGTTGGTGTAAGTGCTGTTGGTGATATTGCAGATGTGCAAAGAGAATTATATGAATTTAATTCAGAAATTGAACAGATTATTAGATTAACTAATCATCCAAGTTTAGTTAAAGAAGTTGGTGTTCAAGCAAGTGCAGGTGCAGGTTCAATTATTGAAATTCCGCAAGGCAGTGATCCAGGAAACAAACCATACCTACTACAGCCTAATGGTGCAAGTATTGAAAGTGTTTTAAATGCTATTCAACGCAAAGTAGATTCAATTGACAGAATGGCATCACTTGGTGGTATACGTTCAATTGAAAGTAGACGTTTATCAGGTGTAGGATTACAAACTGAATTCCAAATGTTAAATGCACGAATTAGTGATTTTGCAATGAACTTAGAACACGCTGAAGAACAAATTTGGCGTATATGGAGTGCATACCAAAATCAAGTATGGGACGGACTAATTGAATATCCAAGAACTTTCTCAATACAAGACAAAGCAAATGATGTGGTAATGTTAAAGATGGCCAAAGAAGCAGGCATTACTGATCCAGCAATTAACAGAGAAATAGACAAACGCATCTATGAAATTATTACAGAAGAGCCATACGAAGATATAGAACCAATGGAACATCCTGTAACAACTGCACAAAACAGAACACAACATATTCAAGAAATGATTATGGAAGGTTATACTGACCAACAAATTTTAGACAAGCATTCTGAAATTAGTCAAGCTGATATTACCACAGCAAAAGAAGCATTGTTACAAGTAGGAGAGTAATCTTGGGCAAGTATGTTGCTGATCGTGATTTTATAGAAGATGAACCTAGTGAAAAACGCATTAGGGAAATTCTTGTAGATTACAATAATAATATTAAACAGTTTGAATGTCAGAATAATAGATCAGCTGGCAGAAGAGCTAGAGCAAATTTATTAGAATTGTATCATTTATGTCGTCTTAGACGCAAAGAGATTCTTGAACGTAACAAACAAATTAGTTGGCACGTTCATGAAAGTTGGAACAACCTAACAGAAGGAGAATAACATGGCAATGCGAGGCGGAACCAAAAAGAAGAAGAAAAAAACTAGAGGCGGCAAAAAGAAGAAATAACATTCATTATTTGACGCTTTTTATACAATATGTATAAATAAACGTATACTGCATTAGAGCAGGGGTATAACTCAACCAATTAGAAAGAGGTATTTATGGACGCGGAAAACACAGCGGTAAAAGAAACTGAGCAAACTGTAGCTCAACCAGAAGGTGAAAGACAGGTAGCAGATACACAGGTATCTAAGGAACAAGAAAACTTACTATCACAAGAAGATGTAAATCGTATTGTGGCAGAAAGGGTAGCAAGAGAAAAATCTAAGTTTGAAAAGAAATATTCAAATGTAGATATTAACTTGTATAACGACTTGGTAGAAAAGCAAGAACAAGCACGCCAACAAGATCTTGAAAAGCGTGGTGAGTTTGAAAAATTGTTGAAAGAACAAGCGGAGAAATTCACTGGTAAAATTCAACAGTATGAAAGCGAATTGCATTCTATCAAAATTGACGGTGCATTGCTAAATGAGGCAAGTGCGGCAAAGGCAGTTAATCCACAGCAAGTGGTTTCATTGTTAAAAAGCCAACTTAAACTTAATGAAGCAGGTGCAGTTGATGTCGTAGACCAAAACGGACAAGTAAGATATGATGATCAAGGTAACACGATCAAAGTATCACACTTGGTAAATGAATTCCTTAGTGCAAACCCTCATTTTGTTAGTGCAGGACCAAGTGGTTCTGGAACTGGACAAGGCGTAGGCAAGCAAACTCCTGTGGTAGAAAACGATGTAACGAAACTTAATATGCAGAATCCTGAACATCGTGCTCAATATGCGAAAATCATGAGAGCAAAAGGGACACGCATTTAATTTGCTATCAATAAGGAGATATTAACATGGCAATTTCAACTACAACTACGTTAAATGACCTATATGCTAATATCGTTCAAGCGGCTTTATACACACTTTCTGAACAGACTGTGATCAGACCACTTGTTCGTAATTACAATATGGTAGGAACTCCAGGCTTAGTTGCCCAGGTTCCAATTTACGGTGCTTTAACTGCATCAGGTGTCGCAGAAGACGCTGATCTAATTGGCACACCATCAACTTTCTCAACAGACGTTGCAACTATTACAGCGGCTGAAATTGGAGTTGGTGTAGAACTAACTGATATCGCACGTGAAGGTGCTTCAGATGACATCGCGGCGGCTGTTGGTCGTCAAATGGGTGACGCTCTTGCTAAGAAAGTAGACACTGACTTAGCGGCGCTTTTCTCAGGCTTTAGTAATGTTGTTGGATCAGGCGCGGCAGAATTAACTGTAGACAGTTTCTTCCAAGCGGCGGCGATCTTACGTAACAACAATGCTCCTGGACCATATGTTGCTGTAATTCACCCATACCAAGCATATCAAATCAAGAAACAATTAACTAACGCTGGTTCAACTATGAGTCATAATTTAAGTGAAGTAGGAAACTCTGCACTTATGGACGGTTTCGTAGGTAGATTAGCTGGTATTGACATCTTTGAATCAACTGTAGTAACTGGTGCATCTTCAGGTGCATTTGAAGGCGCAGTAATGAGCGGAGATGCAATTGGTTATATGCTAAAACGTGATATGCGTATTGAAGAAGAAAGAAACGCTTCTAAAAGAGCTACTGAGTTCGTAGGAACTATGGCTTACGGCGTTAAAGAAATCTTTGACACATACGGCGTTAAACTATTAGGTGATGCTCAAATTAACTAATTTGAACGTTAACTAAACATTATATACTATTTGACAAGTATATTCTCTGAAGGGGCGGCTTAGGTCGCCCTTTCTCTTATACAGCTAAAATCCCCTAATATTAAGTGGTAATCATACCAATCTACTAAATACATTTGTTAACAAAAATAATTTGGTGGTAAAGGAAGGACCTTTAGCACTTTTAAAGGAGTAGGACTTCATGGCAATAACATTAGCCACAATAACAGATATAGAATCATACGAGCCTGATATTACCAATTTTGGTATTCCAGACTTTGACGGCGAAATAACAAAAGCACAAAATGATGTTTTTAGAGATTTACGCATCCAATGGTATCCAACATACAGACATGGCAAATACGACATTAGTGTGTTAACTTCAGGTGAAATTGAACCTGATGAAGATTTATATACTGCAAGTCAACTAACCAGAGCCGCGTGTTATAACGCACTTGGTTTCCACATATACCCCAAATTAGCAAAATTTGAACCAGACGAAGATTTGTTTGAACGCAAAATGAAATTTTATAGAGATGAATATGATCGTGAATTCAGTTTAATTTTAAGAGATGGTGTAGAGTATGATGCGGATTCTAGTGGCACAGTTAGTGAGTCAGAAAAAGAAGCTACATATTTCCTACGCCTGAAAAGGTAGTAGTTCATGTCCAATAGAGAGTTAGCAGTAAAAAACATTATTGATGTTCTAGGAGACATGAATCCACCTAGACCAGCATTTGTTACTAGAGAACCTTTTGATCTAGACAAATTAGCAATTACACAATTCCCCGCAGTATTAATAACTACAGGTAATGAAACCCGTGAAGATCAAGCTATGGGTGGATACAGACGCGGCATCATTGAAGTGAACATTAGAGGATTTGTGCGTTCAGATGGACGTTCAGGCTTTGTTCAAACAGTGGACGAAAAAAGAAACAACTTAATTGAACGAATTGAAGAAGCATTGAACGTTGATCGCACTAGAGAATTAGCTGGTGCAAGAGCCGCGACTACTCATGTTGCATCAATAGAAATAATTGATAGAACACCGCCACTAGGTGAATTTAACATGATTGTTGAAGTGCATTATTCATTCACTAAAGGAGAACTATAATGGGTGTTCAAAAATACACACAAATGATAGACAATAACGGCCAAACTGTTTCTGTTGAACTAGGCCGTGTAAACAGGTTTCTTGGAGAGGGTTGGACTACATTAGATCAACCTAAACCAGAAAAAAAGTCACCACGCAGAGGTAGTAAGAATAAAATTACTGCCAAAGCCCATGTGACTTCAAATGTTGTTGAAGAAGCAACGGTAGAAGAAGAAGTTCATGTGCATGATGAAAATTGTGACCATGAATTAGATCAAATGATCACTGAAGCAGACGCTTTAGAAAACAACGAAATGTCAACAAAGGAGAACTAGACTATGGCAACATTTACTGGAGAAAACGGTAAGGTAGATATCACAGCTGAAGATTCAGCTGGTTTTACAACTGTAGCAGAAGTTCGTTCTTGGACAGTGGAGCACACGAAAGATGTTATTGAAGACACAGTAATGGGCGACGCGGCAAGAACTTACAAAAGCGGCTTACATCAATTTACGGGATCAATGGAGGTTGTGTATGATTCAACTCATACAACTGCAACTGACGCATTTGATGCCTCAAATGATGGAGCATTAACGGTAGAATTCTACCCAGACGCATCAACAGGTCAAAAATTCAGCGGAAGTGTATTGGTAACAAGTGTATCAAGAACATCTTCTTATGATGACCTTGTTACTGCAACTGTAAACTTCCAAGGTAGCGGCGCACTTACAATTAGTGCTGTGTAATTGGAATGATACAGATTAGGTTACTAGGAACCAAAGAGGTGGTGAGAGAACTTGAAAAAGAAAAAGATCTTTTCATTGCCAGATTGGCACAAGATACATTGGAGGTCGCAAGACAAAAAACTCCAATTGATAAAGGACAAGCAAGACGCGGCTGGCGCCTAGAAACACTTTTCAAACAGAAACGTGTTGTCAACCGTGTTCCCTACGCTGTCCACTTAGAAGAGGGCCATTCAAAACAAGCACCAAATGGTATATTAGGGCCTACCATGCGGGAGATATCAACAAGGAGATATAATACATGAGTAATGTAATGAGCAACATCACAGGTCACTTT